GGTGTTTCTTCTACTATATCTGCTGCGTCCATATTATATGAAAGCGAATTATTTTCTGAATCAGGAGCATCTCCTACTCTGTCTTCTATTGTCATATTTGCCGATGTTCCATTTCCTGTAACTCCTGGAGCATCTCCTGTTAAGTCATCATTTGTCATATTAGCACTAGTTCCATTGTTGCTTCCTACCTTGTCTGGAATAGTCCACTCAGAAGCAGTGGCATCATATGTAGCATCTTCACCCATACGCCACCAAGAAACTAAACCGCTTTCTCCTGTTAAATCAGTAGGCTTACCTGTGCCATCCCATATATCTCCTATTGCTTTAGCAGTATTAAAAATAGATACCTCATCAATCTTTCCTTGAAAAGGGTAAAACGACGTCCAATATTGCGCAATAAAGAAAGTTACCGCATCTAAATCTAAGGCAGTATAAGGACCAAATGTACTACCGATAGCAGCTCCATCTAGATAAACTTGATTCGTTGATGTAGCAGACCCATCTAAATTTATTACTAAATTATGCCAATCTGTAGTATCTGTAAAAGAATGATGTAACTTCAAACTATTAGCAACATAAACATCTAGATAATTAGCTTTTAATCCAACACTTAATTCTCCGTATGAACCAGTACCGCCAAACGTAAATAGACCATCATCTCCACTTGTTGTATCTGCTTTGAACCATAAACTTACAACTATTCCACCAGTATATCCATCGCCAAAGGAGGTTCCTATACCTGTTCCACAATCTATATAATCACCAACACCATCAAAATCTAAAGAATATCTAGAAAATACATCTTGTGCTTTATTAGGTAATAACCAGTTAGTACTGTTAAATACTGCTTCTTCTCCCATTTTCCAGTAACCTACTAAACCGCTTTCTCCTGTCAAGTCTGTTGGTTGTCCTGTTCCATTCCATATATCCCCTATTGCTTTTACTTCATTAAAAACAGAAACTTCATCTATTTTACCATTAAAACTATCCCAAGAGGGTAATCCTCCAGCGTTTGTATTTCTTGCTCCAATTATAAATCTAATATTGGAATCGTAAGCTGCGGTTAATGTAGAGGTTCCCATACTAGCACCGTTTAAAAATAGTTCGCTATTACCTGCTCCATCACAAACGGCAACTAATTGATACCAAGTACCTGTATTCATATTTCCAGAGATAGTAAAGGAAATTTTATCTAATGTTCCTGGACTCTTGCCATTCATAAAACTTATTTCCGTTCCATCAACACGCAGTATCCACCCATTGTTACCTGCGCCGTTCCACTTGTCACATCCGATGATTGTATCCCAAGTACCAAAACTAACAGCATTAACCCAGCACGAAACGGTAAAAGTATTAGTTAAAATAGATGCACTTTGACCACAATCAATAGAATCATTCACCCCATCAAAAGCCATAGAATAATTACTTACCTTATCTTTGTTACTTTGCTCAGGCATTAATATTTGAGGAGATTTGAATGTAGAGTTTTCTCCCATACGATACCAAGCCGTAGGACTTAATGAAGTTAAGTCATTTGGAGTTCCTAAGTTGTAAATAGAAGTTACGTTTACAGCAGTTAACTCTGAAGTAAAAAATGAAACCTCATCAATATAACCATCGAAAGAATAGCTTGACGCGTCAAAAGTTCCTATAAACAGTTCTTTACCAGCAAAATCTAAATTACTTGATATTGGAGATGAACCGCTTGGTATTATTGTTAGTAATTGACCATCAAAATACATTTTTATATCAGTTGTCCCGCCACCATCTGGAGTCATAACTACCGCTAAATGATGCCAATCAGTATCATAAACATAACCAGCAGTAGAATCGTAGTCTATATAATAAGCAGCAGCGTTTATAGCGAATCTTATTTTGTCAACATACGCTAGTACAGTAAACTCACCCCAGCTACTTGTGGTAAAATTAATTAAACCTCCTAATGTATTAGAATTCCTTTTAAACCATAAAGAAGCAGATAATGAACCATTATAATTATCCCCTATCAAATCTCCTAAAGATGTCCCACAGCTTACATAATCATCAACACCATCAAAGGCTAAAGACTTAGTGCTAGACCAAGAAGGAGTTGGAGGTGTAGGGCTTTTTGTACCGCCTGAAGGTATCATAAAAATTCCTTTTTTCTTTCCTGGGTTAAATAGTATCGGCATATTTTAAGTTTTAGGGATTACACATTCGTTATAAATTTGAGGTATTTTTAAGCCTAAAGAAATACTTGCTCCGCTCAAATCATCTTCAAATCTTTCGCTAAACATTTCCACAGTACCGCCTCTTTCTAGTTGTACTTGATTCCAATTAACGCCTATAGCACTAGTTCCGCTTTGTTGTTCTAAATAAGCTATTAAGTCAATTAAAACTTGTACAGCGTCACTTTTTACGTCATTTTCGTTGCTTTCGTCTTTCCTAACGATATCTATATAAATAGCTTGAAAGTTCCACGTAAAGACATTACTACCTACTGTAGCTGGTTTATCTACTATCCAAAGCAAAGGATACTGGAAGTTCCCAAGTTGATTATGCTGCACAACTTCCCAAAGGTCGCCATTGCCGAAAGTCTCAATTTCTAAATGAGCGTCTGCGAAGTTATTTAACTCTTTTATTATTTGGTTGTAGGTTAATTTCATTTGTATTTATTATCTATCCAACAATCAGATGAAGTGCCTAAATAGAAACTTGTTGTATATGCAGACTTTTTAGCGTTTAAATCATCACTAGACTCTGTATATTTAGGAAATAAACTTTTATTATCTATTAAATGATTTATTAATCTTTTATCGTAAAATTCAGCTTTATTTTTCCAGTCGTCTCTTAAAAATTGCAAATCTTGGTAAGAAATAGGACTTGCGTTATCTCCTGATTTAGTCGCTACGCTTTTGTTTCTATATTTATACAACATACTCATTGTTAATTCATACATAGTCCACTGTAATAACATTTTAGAAATATAATCATTAATTAAAGTAACTTCATCAGCGTTTAAAGTTGAAGCAATTATTTTAGCTTTTAAATCTTCATATAATGGAGTTCCAAGAATAGGGTGTAAGTGCATATCCTGAACCGTTGTTATACTTGGTATGATTAATCTTTGGTCTACGTTATCATCAACTACTGTATTGTTTTTAAGATAACTTTCTGATATGAATAATACTGCCATAATTTTATTTTTTTATCTGTTCTTAATACGCACAATTTCCTGGCTCCACAGGTGACGGCAATACGGAGTATTAACGCCTAAATCTGGGTTATGATACCAGCCTCCACGTTTTCTAAAAATTTCTATTCCCGTTTGATTAAAGTCGTTTCTTAATAGTTTTAATTGATTTAAGGTGTATCTTCTGCCAGTATTTGATAAATCTATCATTTGTTTACAAAATCTTCTACTTTCTCCGCCTGGTACTAATTCTGGAGCGTCTGACCTTAAAGCGTATTTATACACTATAAAGATTTCTTCGTCTGGTATTTGTATTGTCTTTTTTCCTTGTTCTGTAGGTTTAAAATCATTATCTAAAGCGCCTTTGTCTTGTAAACTTGCTATAGCTTTTTGAGTGTCTCCTATGCTAATTTCTAAGGCTTTTTTAATCTCTATATTAGGCATCTTTTCGTTACCTATTAAAAGGTTTAATACTGACTTTTCTAAATCTGTTAAAAGTGGCAAAAATTCCTCTTTAATTTGTGCTTCAAATTTTTCTGCATCTTCAAAGCAAGTTATAGGGGTTTCTCTTGTATCTAATACTTCTAAATTCTTTACATTATAACCAATTTCTTTTAATTGAGAAAATATCATTTCATCTTCATCACTTGACATTTTTACAACTTCGCCTTTTTCTAATTTTGGAAGCCCTACCTTTTCCCTTATTTCGTCAATAGTCATAACCCCTACCATTACGCTTTCGCTTAACGGTTTACCTACTGGTTCTATTTTTTGTATCTTTAAACACTTAGGAAGACCATTAAAATTAATTAACTCATTAAATACATCTTCTAAAATGTCTTGCTCTGTATCTACCTGAAGATTCTGGTATAATTCACTTGCAGTTCTTAATTCATCAGCATTACTGCCAAGTCCTGTATTATCTTTTATGCCAAATAACATAGGGCTAACAATAGAATGTGCCGTAAAAATCTCTTCTTGTATTTGTTTGTTAAGATTGATAAATCTATCGTCTTGTCCATTTACAGGAATAGGAATAATTTGCGGATGGTCTGCCTGTTGGTCTGTGAAACTTAAAAGCGGTTTTCCAGCGTTATCCGTTCCTGTAGCATAGTCTTTAAACTTTCTTTCTATCTCTCTCATTTCTTCATCTGAAGGCTCTCCGTTGTTAAAACTTACGATATATCCAGAACTCAGATTATTACGTATATTACTTAAAGTGAAGTTTGCTATCTCTGCATCAGCTTCTAAATAAGGAATAGCAGCCACATAATCAGGGATAGGGTATTCTCCTAAATCTGGGCGATATTCTTTAAAATAAATTAAATAATTATCTGATGTATTTGCTTCGTGATTGAAGTTAAAAAACTCTGTAAAATCTTCATTTCCTTCAGGGTTTCTATTCCAATCAGAAGTATAGTAATAGTTGTCTTCAGTTCCTACTCTTATGTTATTAAAATCAATATGCTCTAAACCTACTATCTTTCTTTGTTTGTTTAAAATTACTTGAATTGCAAAACCTCCAAATACTTTTTTGTCTTTTACTATTTTTACTAATAAATTAGTTTCTTTTACTTGTCTTAAAAATGCTTCAACTAAAGCCCTCTCACTAAACGATATATCTCTGTCTATATAAAACCCTCTACCCACTATAAATTTTGTCTTAGATTCTATTATAGTACTTTGTTTTGAACTCTCATTTAAAAGTTTAACTAGATAAGAACCGTAATTATTTTTATAAGGTTTATTTGAACCGTATTCGTACCAGTCGCCTCTTCTACTTTCTTTGAAAACTGGCAGCTCTGAGGCTTTAAAACTTAAGGGCAGTAATTTAATCATTGGTTGTATATTATATTTGTTCCGCTAATTGAATGCTGGGAAACACTTAAAGTATCATTACTATCGTATAATCTCATTTTTCCCTGTTCTACTAATTCAGCATTTTCAGGGTCTAAATTTGTTGCGCTTACTTGCTCATAAATAAAGTAATCATAATAACCTGAGTTTGTTAAAACTAATTTACCATTTAATGCGTCGTCTATTCCTTCAGTAAAGTCAAATTGATTATATCTAACAGCACTTGGCGAAATATCCACAAGAACACAATAATACTCCACTTTTGAAGTATCATTTTTCAAATGTAATAAATAATATGGACTTGACAAAGTTCCTAGCTCGGAACAAGTCGCTACAAAAGAAGTTAATACGCCCTTATTTAGATGTATCATCTTTTTTCTTTTTTTTCTTTTCAAAAACTTCAGCTCCTAAATGCTTTAATATTTTAGCATTTTCTTTCTTAATTTTAATCTTAAAACCTTTGCCGTTCCAAGTGCTTCCAATTAATTCTTTTTTTATTTCCATAACTTTAATTTTTTATTAAAAAAAAAGGGCGGGTCTTAGCCCACCCCTACAAAATGAAATTTTTAAAATTTCTATACTATAGTCATTAACGCCACAGCAGCAGCAGATACCTCGTAAGGAGTCTCTGGTTCTCTAGCTGTTAATTCTATTTCGTATCCATTTCTATCTCCGTAGCTTTGTCCAGTATTAGCACTCAAAGCAGTTCCTTCAGCAAATGACTGAAAGCCTAAGCCCCAGTATTTACCGTTGTTATCCTTAATGATTGCAATTACCTGTCCAAGTATCATTAGCTTCAGCTCGTTCGACTTAGCAGCAGAAAATTTGTTAATAGAGAAAGCAAGTTTTGCCTCACTAAATCTAGTTCCATTTTCAGGGCTAATTGTTACAGGAGCTGTAATGCTTCCTACTTCTTTTTTAAGTTCGTATTTGTGCCAAGTAGCGCCACCGTCTGTAATTCCTGTTACTTCGTTTGAAGTTTCTACATAAGCCGTTACGCTTGAACGTTCTAATAAGTAAAATTCTTCAATTCCACCTACACTATCCGAGCAGTCTCTAGAAAATCCAGTATCTAATCCACAAGCCATATTATTAAGTTTTAAAAAAGGGGGCGAACCCCCTTAAAGTTATTATTATGATATTTTTAATTTACACGCTTCAGTTGGGAAAGCCCAATTAATTCCTCTACGAAATGCAAAAGACGTCTTGAAAATTCTGTCATCTTCTGAATACCAGGCTCTGTAATCTTCAGCTTCTTCGTCTGGTAAATCAACACCTATTACGATGTTAGAACCTCTAGTTAAATAAGCAACTACATCTCCAACAACTGCGCTGTTAAGTCCTGAAAGTCCTACAGTTCCAACAACTGTTACTTGTGGAAAGCCTACTAATGGAAGTTCGTTTCCTACTTCTCCATCAACTACATAATGGAAATAATTTCCATCTGCAATAGCTCTTTGATACATTAAGAATAAATCCATTCCTAAGAATATTTTTATATCATCTGCTCCAGCAATATCTTCATCCATTGATTGAGCTAAAAATGATAAACTTTCTATAATTGTAGAAGCCGTTTGTATTCCAGCCGTTGGCGCAGAAACATCTACTACAGATGCGTGATTTGCTGCTAAACCAGCGTAAGAACCAGCTCCAGCTACTCCTGTCCAATCTAGTACTTCTATTTGTTTTTTAATCTTAGCTATCTTTAAACCGAAATATAATTCTGCAAAAGGAATTTCTTCTTTTTCGTTAGTCACTCCTTGTTTAAGCATAGTTTGTGTATACTTCGCTGCTAGGTCACTCATACATAAATCTTCGTGGACTGCTATAGCGTTTGGTGTTATCGTTCTTTGTGATAATACCGTTTCGCCGTTTGCTGTTCTTGAACATCCATCATCTTGAAATACTGCGTCAGTATCTAAAATGTTAATTGTTGTTGGTCCTTTTACGTCTGGTTGTAAAGTTGCATATTTTGCTAGGTTGCCACCTGCTACGCTCTCAACGATAAGCGACATCGCTTGTTCGTCTACGTAATTTGTTAATCCTGTTACATCAAATGCCATAACTGTTTGTTTTTCAGTTAGTTACGTTCTTTTACTTAAAGTATTTAACTAACTATGTTTATAATTTATTTTTTTAATTTCTTTAATTTCTCTATTATATCTGTTTTCTTTTTAGGCTGCAATTTAGCAAACCCATTTTTTGCTTTGTTTACTTTTGTTTTAGTTGGTTCTTTTACTAAAAACTCAACTAATTTTAAAAGACTTTCAAAAGACTTTTCTAACTTATTAATTCTTGCAGAAAATTCTTCATTTAATACATTTGTATCTTCCTTAGAAAATACTCTTTCAGTTATTATACTTTCGATAATCTTTTTAGCTTCTTTTTGTTGTGCCTCATTTAATGGGCTTTTGTCAAGTTCCTCTACTACTTCTTCTTCAGCTTCAGCTTCAGCAATTTCTTCTGGCTCATCTTCTATTTCTTCAATCTCTGTAATTACTCCGCCTTCTGTAGTTATTATGCGGCCATCTGCTAGCTCCCAGCTTCCGTCTGGTGCTGGAACTAATTCCTCATCCTGAACTAAAACAACAGCAGCGCCAACAATTACCTCAGGCTCTACTTGTGCTACTTCTCCAGTTGCTAAAACTAAATCCTCAAATTTCTCTACTGGTTTAATATCAACTGCTACGCTCTCAACTTCTTCTGTAGTTTCTGTAGTTTCTGTGACTTCTGTCGTTTCTACTTGTACACCTTCATTTTTAAAGATGTCTCTAATTTCTTCAAACATTTCTTTTACTTTCATAATTCTGTTTTATATTTAATATATGTTTTTAATTTTAATTTATTTCCGTTAATTTTTATAATTCTTTATAACCTCTCTTATTTTAGCTACAATTCTAGTCTGTAGATTTAATTCTTTTGAACTTGAGAATATCCCCTCCACGCTAAAACCTTTAAACGTTCCATCTTTTACTTGTTGCCAAATATCTTCATTTTCAACACGCATAGAACCCCACCAACTACCGTCTGGAACTTTCTCAAAATTCTCAGGAGCTAATACACCTCTTTTTTTGTCTATTATTAAACTCTCTATAATATACACCCCATCAGCTTGGCTATCGTGCATTAAGTTTGTTTGGTTTGTTAAGCCTTCCTTCATAAACTTATTTACTATCTTTTCTATCGTGTGCTTTCTAAAGACACAATAAAAAACAGTATCGTTTCTCATTCTCAACATAGGCAAGTCTGCAATCATAAAATAACCGCTTACTATTCTTTTTTCTTCGTTCTGAATTTTAAATTTAAAGTCTTCTTTTTTGAAGGCTAAAAAATCTGATTCAATTGCTGGTGTATCGACTAAAGAAACGAACTCCACGCCCTCTTCATCATCTATTACTAGTTCTACTAATTTAATGTTTTCTTGTTTTTCCATAATTTATATTTTAAAATGTTGCTCTTTCTTCTATTACTTTTACTTTATTTTGTGTATTTGAAATATCGGTTTCTGTCACATAAACTTTATTTTCTTGTCCTAATATTGTGTTTGTATTTGAGACAGGATTTAAAGTTGGTACGCTCCCACCACCGCCAACTCCACCGCTAAAACCAGGAGCAGAACCTCCAGGACTTGAACTCTGAAATTGTTGTTTACTTATATTCTTAACATTAGCTAAGCCACCAGCTACTGCTATTGCTGCCATTATTCCAGGATATGCTGGAAAACCAATAGTTATAGGATTAAGTGCTGCACTTGCAAAAGCAGCTTGTGCTCCTTGGTAAGTAGAAATTAATGCTTGTGCTATTTGCAACTTTTTATTAATCTCGAACGCTCTTTTTTGGCTCTTTTCATTATCTTTAGCAAAAGCGGTTGTAATATTCATTAAAGCATCTATGCTTCCCATAGCCATATCTACCTTTGCTTGTGTTATTTCTTGTTCTTTTGCTAAATCTGCTTTTCTATCTTCCTCTTTTTTTTGTTTTAGTGCATCATCAATTTCTTTTTGTTTATCTGTATAGGTTTTATTTATAGCAGCTATATCTGCTGCTTGTTGTTCTGTTAATGCTTTTTCAAGTTCTGCGTTTCCATTTGCTAACTCAAATTTCTTTTCATATTGTAGAACTAAATCATTAATTTCATTTTCTTGTGCTGTATTTCTTAATTTCTGAAGTAATTGAAATTGCGCCTCTTCGTTATTTACTTCTTCTTTTTTAGTTTCTTTTTTTACTTCTTTTATTTCCGTTGAAGATTCCTTTTCTATTTTAACTTTTTTCTTTGCTACTTTTTTAAGTCTTTCAGTTTCTGCTGTTGCTTCTTCTTCTCCTACTGCTCCAAGTTCTTTTAAAGCGTCAATTTCTTTTTGTAGTGCAGCTTCTACATTATCTAAGGCTGTTACTTGCTTTTGATTTACTACTATTGAATTCGCTGTTCTATAATTTGCTTGTTCTTGAGCAGTCTGCCCTAACCCTAACGCAGCTATTTTATCTCTAAATGCTACATTTGCTCCAGTTTGTGCGTCTGTTTGTGCTTGTATTATTTTCTTAAATTCTTCTGCCCTTAATTGTGCTACTGCTTCTTGTTTAGCCTTTAATAATAGTAGTTTAGTATTTAATTCAAGTGCTTTGTTTATTTCTTCAATAGAATTTTTTTCTGCATCTACATTACTTAATAAATTAGGATATTCTTTTTGTAATTCTTTTACAGCTTTGTTTTTTTCCTCTCTGCTTATTGTTTCATCATTTAAGACTTTTTGCAATTTATCAGCAGCAGATAATTCTGAAGATATGCTTTCTATTGCTTTTGTTGATGCTTCATTATATGCTTTTTGTTCCGATGTAGCACTACTTAAAGCTGCTGTAATATCATCCCACTTAGCAATTAAAGTTCCTATCAATACAACTAAAGCACCTATTCCTGTAGCTATTAATGCAGCTCTCATATTTTTAAAACTCTTAGTCGTTACATCTGTAGAACGCCCTAACATTTTTTGTGCTGCTGTTGTTGCTTTTGTTAATATTAATCCAGCTTTTTCTGCTGTATTTTTTGCTACTAATACTATTGTGCTTTCTTTTTCTAAGTTTTTTCTTAGAGTTTCAACTGCCATTAATAAAGACATAGCGCCCTGTAGCTTAACCATAGTTTCCCTAAGTTCTTCACTTTCTCCACCAGCTAAAGCCATAACACCCTGAAAACCAGCAAACCCAGCTACCATAGTAGAGCCAATATCTAGTACTGCTTTAAGTTTTACTCCATCATTGGCCAGTCTATTAACTTCATTTTGAATATCAATATACTTATCTTTTAATGCTGCTGCTTTTTGTATAGCTTGTTTTCCTAGAGGCGAAGTTCTCCCAGCTTCTAATGCAATGGCCTGATACTGTTGTATCTGCTTATTCATAGCCCTTATATTTACAGGACTTTCTTTAATCTCTTTATTTAAAGCGTCAAATTGTTGGTCTAGTGTTTGCGTATCTTTGGCTACTCCCTTAGTCGTTTGCCCTACTTTTTTAGTTGCCTTTTCTAACTGTCCTAAACTGCTTACCGCTTCGCCTGTATTTATATCTACTTGTAATGCTATTCTTTCCGCCATTGTTTAATTTTTACTTATTATTTGGTAATCCACGCCGTCAAATCTAATACTGAAACTGTCATATAAGTTAGATGTTGCTTTATTTGCTGCTCCGTCTATTCTAGGAGTTCCTGATGCTGTTGTTATATTTAAAGTATTTGAAGCCTCTATTAATTTAATGTCAAATGTCTGTCCTATCTCTGTAGTATCTGGCAAATATAATTCTATGTTCCCCCCTGATGTATCTACTAAATACGTCAATATTTCTTCTGTTGCTGTGTATGGGCTTGTAGATACTTCTATTAGACTACCAGAGCCAAGTATAGAATTATTAACAACTGTTGTATTGCTTTGACTTATAATTAAACCGTTTGTATTTATAAGATTAACATTTGAAACTCCAGACTTAATTACATTATCATCTCCTTGTATAGTTACGTTTAAAGCGTTGCTATAAACTTTATTTGAATTTCCTTTAATATCTACATTCGTGGCGCTTCTACTTATATAATTATTATCTCCACTTACAGTATGATTTCTATTGCCTTGACTGTTTCCATTATGTAGCCTCGCACTTGCTTGGCTAAATGTAGGACTTGCTTCTGCGCCTATCTTTATATCTACCGCCCCATTAATTAAAGTATCTGTAGGCACAAATATTTCAGCATCTTTAATCTTTAAAAATTCGCACATAGTTAATTCAGAAGGATTATAGTTTTCTATTTTGTTTAATCTGAAATAAGCATTGTTAAATCTAAATTGTTTTCTGAAACTAATATTTTTAATATCTGAGGGCGTTAACCTAAAATAACCTCTTACTATTTTTGAATTTACATCTGTAATTTCTTCTATAAACTTTTTATGATATTTATTGAAAAGATTGTTATTACTTATCGTAATAGAATTATTAAACACATCAGCCCAGTAAATTTCCCTTGTAAGCCCAAAACCTATATCTTCAGTTGGTGTATAAGGGTCGTTATACATTCCAGCATAAGGATAAGTAGTTCGTAAATCAAATACACCAGAATTATCTGTATAATCCCAGCATTGTTGGGTATTTTTTAGTCCGCTCCATTGTAAAATTCTTATATTACTTTCTGTTCTTTGAACTCCATTTTTATCATCATATTTTATTATAGTAGGAATAACTCTATCATACCACGCTTGTCCTACGCTTGGAGTTGGTGAAAATATTATTTCAGTTTTAAATTCATTCTTTATAAAATCATTTGTTATGCCATATTTTCTTTGTCCATAAATTTCGCTCCAAGTTTCTTCATAGAGTTTGTTATAATAATCTTTGTCTTGCTTATAGGTATATAAATAATCTTTACTATCTAATGCTCCCATAGGTAAGTAAGTAACTTCTTTTGAATTATCTAACTTTTGCGTCCAGTCTACTATATCATTTGTAAAAAAGTCATCTCTAGGCTCAATTAATAAATTCTTATCATTTTGCCCATCTGATTGAACGTACAAATTAAACATCTTTACTAAAGACATAAAATAATCTCTTTGCTTTACTTTCAAAGGTATGCTACTTGACATATCAATAGTGTTACCGTCAGTATATCCACTATTTACTACGCTGTTTTTAAAATAACCATCTAATATGTTTAATTTATAGCCATTTACTGGACCATTTCTAAGAACTCCAGCAGAAACATACCAACAAGGAGAACCATAACTATATCCAAAAGCCGTTTCTTTTCTTACTGCGTATTTTATTTCTAGCTTAATTTGCTCATTAGCACTTAAATATATATTACTTACATTAATATTATATTTATTACAAATAGAATTATTATTATTTCCTAACGATGTTATATCTGTTGTATTAGAACCCCCTGTAATTGCCATATATATATAATCCTGTGACGGTGTTGTAGGTGCTGCTAAAGTTGTTACTGTAGCAGAAGGTGCTACTGAAGCATTGTATTTAGATACACCAAACGAAACTTGGTCTAAAGTATTTATAAATACACCTCCACTTGTATATTTATTTATTTCAATATATCCTTGTATATAACCTAATAATGTGTAACTTGCTGCTGGGGTGCTTGGTGCTGTAAATTCGCCCTGTAGTTGTAGCATAGCTTCAATATTATAAAAGCCGTTTTGATTCGGTGTATATATGCCTGTTACTATACTATGTATATTGCTAGTATCATATACTTCTACTATATTATTTATAATATCATCATCATACGAAGTATTATCATTATATTCTAAAGCGTATAATTCTGGCACTCCTGTCGCTTGAATTTCAGGAGTATTTGCATTAAAAATTCTATTATTAATTACTGTTTCTGTAAGTGCAAAATTCTTAGAAGAAAATGGTATTATTAAATTCTCAAAATATTGACTATCAAAAAAGTCGCTATCGTAAGTATAACCAGCATCAGCAAATATTTCATCTATGTATTTCTTTGCTGTTATTGCTGGAAATAAATCTTCTACATCCCACTGCTCACTAAAACCTTGTCCTCCGTAGTTAATATCATAGTTAATCATAGGGTAAACATAATCAGTAGTAAGTGGATAATTCCACGTAGCTACCTGAGTTGCTTTATCGTATGTATGATTTAATGAACTCATATCTAAATCTGTTAGTTCTTTATTTCCTAACTCATTTATAAAATTACCTACCCTACCAATTATAGTAACTTCATAGCTTATTAATTCGTCTATTATTTTAATTTCTTTTAACTGTAAATAACCGTCTATAATAGTTTCTCCGTTAACTAAATATAAAACATCAGTTTTTAAATTAGGGTTAAATGTTTGCAAGTCTATATTTACCTCAAAAATATGCTCAAATAATTTATTTATTTTTTTACTTCCAGGCAACGAAATACTTTTTGAGTAGTCGCTTTTTCTTTTATCAGGGTTTTTAATATCTGAAATATTAAATGTTAAATTAGGCTCTAAACTTCCTAATAATTCCACCCTTTCGTTTCCTATGTATAATTCTTCTTTAACCACGTTGTCTATAGTTATCTATTCCTAATTCAAGTTCTATTTCTAAATTAAATACACTATCTGTGTCAGCTCTTTTTTCCTCCCAGTCTGAACTAATATTTTGTATTGCAATTCTTTCTCCATTCTCCCATAAATAAATCTCTGGGCTTTCTATTAATTCTAATAACCAGTTATAAACGTCTACACTTAAATTGTCAGAGTTTAATTTAATCTTTGGGCTTGATTTAGTATAATACTGAGTTTTAACTTTATCTTGAAGTGAATAATCTATTACACCACTTACCATATTATCAGCATTTTGTTTATAAAACTTTCTTTCTATTGTTTCTGATTTTCTTGAAACCTTAGTAAAATTAAATGTATCAAAACCCCCTAAACTATTTAAAAACTCCAGTCTTCTTACTTCATATCTACATTCAGAGACCAAATCAAAGTGTAAAGATTCACTTGCTATATTTACGCCGTTCCATAAATCAATATAATAGTAAGCACAATTTGATGGTATTATAGGCTGCGCTATACTTACGGCAGCAGGGTCTATGTTATTTAAACTATCAGGGCTTGAAGGTATAAGAATCATCTTATCAGCATTAATAGCTGCAGTAACATCAACATTAGCAATTAAAACTCCTGAACTGTCATAAGTCCATACTTCAAAATGTGTAATTGCTTCGCCTGTTTCTGTTAAAAAATAAGTAAAGCCTTTGTCAGTTAATTCTACCTTTTGCGTATTAGTGTCTGGAGGTCTTACCCCCTTTGGCATATTAGTTAAAAACTTTCTTGTAATTGCGTTTACTGTAAAATCTTGGTACTTGTTATTAGCTTGATAGTCTACAAAATTTAAAGCATCTCTATAATTAGGTAAACAGCCATTAAAAGTTATTAATGTAGTATCATAAGCTGGTGTCATAAATACAGTTAATACTCCTAACACTTCATATTCCTCTCCAAATTTTATAGTAAATTCTTTATATGAGTTATTACAGTCTTCAAATGCTACGCCTGTAGCTGCTGTGTTTATAGTTCCTAGATTCTTAGTTAGATAGCTTTCCATTATTCCTTGTACATCTGCTCTACCATATAACAAAGGGTCTGCTGGTATTTTTAACGTTCCTATCTTTGTAGCTCCATCATATACTTCTACTATGTACTTAAACCTATCTTCAGATGTTTTATTTGAAGTTGCCACGTACTCAATAGGATTATAAACCGTTCTATAATCTTGAGGTTCGTATGTTATTCCTGTTATTGCCATTATTTTATAATTTTTTTAATCTCATTTAATATGCCTAATTTTCCAGCGCTTTTTAAATCTTGTATTAATAAGCTGTGTATTTCTCCATTCTTTACATCTTCTACAACTTTATCAAAGTAACCTTTCTTTTTAATTCCTTTTTTAAATATTGATTTACTTACAGCCCATTCGTTTAAGCCTTTTCTATGACTCCACTCTTTTAATGCACTTGCTGGAGGTTGTTTGTCTTTATATGAATAAGGACTATCAGGCGCTCTTTCTGAACTCTCAGCACCTCTTACTCCTTTATTTATATAATCATAATAATCAGCTAAATATAATTCTGTTGCAAAACTTTCTCCAAATATCTTAGTATTAAATTTTACGGATTGTCTTAAATTTCCAGAAGTATCTTTTATTGTATCTATTTGCTTTAATGTTTCATCCTTAAGCCTTATACCTAAATTATTCATTACATCTCCTAAGGAGCTGCATTTATCAACTATACCCTCTGTTCCTGTAGCGTGAAATTCTGTAAAAGCATTATGTAAATAATTATCTGCCAATTTTCTCTAATTCTATTTTTTCTTTTCTTTGTTTATCTTTATAATATGAACATATATTCAAGCCGTGAATTACGTTCCACTTTGTGACAATTTCCCATTTATCAACTCTTGAATTCGTCAAAGAATCAATTATACACCACCAGCCCCACCTGTCGCTAAATCCATCTCCACTTCCTTTGTTATCTTCTCCGCTCGAGTTATCAAAGAAGTTTGTATATTTGTCATTAAGTCCTTTGAGTGATTGCAAAAAAAAACCGCCAAAGGATAAGCATCTTGTATACTCATTTTATCTCTAAATAGTTTTACTGTTTCTTGTAATAACTTGCTTGTCATTTTCTTTTCCTTCCATTTGCCAAACTTCTTTTCTACTGGTCTGCAAATACTCGCTAATATTTTATCTAAGTTTTCTATTACTGCATTTTCATTTTTAGAATTTAATGTTTCCATAGCGTTAATATACTCCCCAAATAAAAGATTTTCTGCATTAAGTTTAAACTCATAATAGTTACCATCTAACTTTATTCTTTTACTTTCTAATTTAGTTGGTATCTCTGTAAACAAAAAAGCCATCTTTTTAATAAGTTTATGATAATCAGTTAGTTGTATTTCTTTTATTTCTTCCCTTTTCTTACCTGTCAATACACATAGAATATTTATAACTCTTGTTATATCTTCTTGTTCAGTTTCTAATACAGGAACTAATTTAATATAAGTGTCAATATTTATATCCTTCCAGCTTGTTGGTATTGTTACGTCCATAATTAATATATGTTTTTTATTTGGGTTTTTACCTAATTGAATAAAAGCCTCTTTTGTTAAATTCAAAATACATTCTCATCATTAAGCAGTCTGAATAATCAGGGCTTCTTCCAATTATTGTTTTTACTATATCTTTAGGAATTAATTTTAGCTTTGTATCTTTGTCTATATCCTTTGCTCTTACTTGCTCTAGTTCTTCTATTAGCTTATTCTTTTCTTGCATTGTGGCACTTACTCCTATTTGTGCTTTATTGATTAAATCTGATAGCTTATAATAGCATTGCGTCTTTAAGTTTTGGTAGTTCTCATTATTAAAAGGCCTGGCGTTGTTTATAAAATTAACACATCTTAATATATCAGCAAGTCCACCGCCTACACCGTCACTATCTGCTATAATGTTTTTAAGGTTTACTCTATGCTTAACTTGTAAGTCTTTTATGTAGTTAGCTAATTCTGTTATTGTATTCTTATCGAATGTCTTTATTAATTCCACTTGTAGGCCATTCCAAAGCATTACTACGCTTTTGTCATTACCTAATCTAGCAACATCACAAGTAATATATTTATCTCCTTCTATTCCTATATTATCAAACATAGTTAAAATACTGTCATAGTCTATTAAGTTATCTGAGTTTATATCATACTCCCAATTTCCGAATAGTAACCTTTGTTTGCTTACTTCATCTAATTTAGATAATTGCTCCGCATAATGTTTAGAGATATAATCATTATCATCAACTAATGACTGTATAAACTTTTTATAACCTTCTAACGTGCCATCTTTTGACTTCTTGTAGTAATCCGTATAGACCCAGTTCTTGGCTGGGTTACAAGTCATTAATAACTTAGGTATCAATTTAAACTTATCTAGTTTATATCTAATCCTAGACATTACTATATTTTTAGCCTTTTCTGTTATTTGATTTGCTTCGTCAATAAAAGCCCCTGTTATTTCTAGACTTCCTAAGCTATCAAAGTTTCTGTCTGATGGATATAGAAACAAATCTTTTAATAGTATTTCAGAACCGTTATAAAAGGTTATTACATTACTACTAGCGTTGAACTTATAATGAGTATCAGATTTTAAACCCCATTCATTACAAACCTCAAAGAACGTGTTTAAGGTTGTTTTCTTTAGTGCGTCCAGTTTACTCCGACCCATTAAATACCTTACCTTTGGATATTTAAAACATTGTACTATTAACCAGCTTACACCTATCCAAGACTTACCACCACCAGCAGCACCACCAAATAATACTTCGTTTGTTTTATTGTCTACTAAATACTTTAATGCTTGTTTTTGTTTAGTTGTGAATTTAGGCTCTACATTCATTCGCCTAGATTTATGCTAATGTTTACTATCTCTTGGCGTATGTCTATCTTATCAGGCTCATTAAGGCCATACATTCTGGCCAAGCTATCAAATGCGCCTCTATAGTCAGAACCCTTAACCATCTCTTTAAGTAAATAGAATTTTTGTGTTTGTTCTTTTGTTAGTTTGTCTTGACTTGCTAATGTCATTAAACCTTTCCAAGCGTTTATTATTTCTAAGTAACCATTAGCTATATCTACTCTAGTAACAAAATGCTTTGCAGCTAGTTGGTCTTTTAACTCTTTAATTCTTACCTTGACATTACCGTTTTGAAGTAACTCAGAAGCCTTTACACTAATGACATTCATTTTAGTAGTTGGGCTAACATCATAAGCTGCTTTGTATGCTTTAGAAGGGCTACTAGTATTTACATATACTTCACAGAATTTATTTTGTTTTACTGTTAGCTTCGACATAATCTAATATAACTTCATTGTTTCTTACTTTGCAGCCGTTTATATCTTTTATTTTAATTACCTTATCGTTTAATAAAGTAATTTCATATAACCCTACTTCATCAACTCTTAATAGTTTTCTTATTACTCTTCCCTTTTGCTTTTCCATTCTTTGCAACTTTCTTTCTCGCTTTCTTTGCATTATTCGCTTGTTCGTTTATCATATCTTGCATAGCTGCTCTTTCTGCTGCTTCGTCTGCTTCTGCTTGTTTTATTTCTAACTCTTCTAAATATCTTGAAATCATACTTAAATAATTTCTAGAGCAAGTTTGACAGCCCCAATTAATATTTAGACTTTTATCTATGTCGTAGAGTATAGGATTAAAGTTTTCTTTTAACCAATTCAAATGACACTTTCTAGGCAGTGTTTTTGATTTTCTGTAAATTTCTATTACTTCTTTTATTGTCATAATAATCTTCTTTCTATAATTCTTAATACTAAAGGCGAAACTAAAACAAATGCAGAACAATCAATAACATAAATCAGGCTTAAAAAATATACTGCTAAGCTACTCCAAACTGTCAGACAAAAGGCACAGTTAAAAGGCTTCTTATCGTACTTAATCCCAAACTTAGAATTTATATAATCTACATAAGTCGTTGTAAATGTAATAATTAATATTATAATTTCAAAATCTTTAATCATAAAATTCATTTAATTGATGTTTATTTCTTATTGCTTCCTCCATTTTGTCTATCATTTTTAATAAAGATGTATAATGTATTTTACTTTTCTTTGCTATTTCTGATTTATTCTTAGTCTTTAATAATTCTTGGAATAGTTTTTTATTAGCTCCGCTTAAATTGTTTTCAATTTCTCTAAACTTTTTTAAATCAAATTTTAAATTTTTTTCGTTTCTTATCTCTTTTAATTCTTCATTAAATCTGGGCTTAATATACTTTTTATAGTAGTTTCCATTCTTAGATAAGATTTGATATACGCTAACCTTGTAAGCAAAGTTATATAATTTATCTTTTCTTTTTAATTCGTTAATAAAAGTAATACCTCTTTCATAAATAATAAACAGAACTTCTTGCACATAATCATCTAAATATGGAACTGTATAATGTTTT